TGCGCCTGTTGGACGCATCGTCGATAGCTTGCGCTATGACAGCGGCGAGCAGCCTTGCACTGGCCACGGTCTGTGGGTGTGCGTCGGCATGTGTTGATATGAAGTCGATCATCAGTCGGTACCTCCGTGTTTCTCATCTGGTTGGTTGTGTTCATCCCACACCGCCTCCAGCAGACCTGCTGCCTTGTTCAAAGTGTGGATGAGCGTTTCGTACTTGGCCGCGTACTCATCGTTGAGGCCCTCGGCGTAGCCGCGCAGGCGCGCTGCCATCGTCAGGTATTGCAGTGGGTCGATCATTTGTCTTCCTTCCCGGCTTCGTAGCCTTGTTTAAATCCGTTGTCCCACGCCCGATGCCATGATTGGCACCACAGTTCGTACCAGCCCCTGCCTATGGGGAAATCAAACGGCGGCTCTTCTTTTGCGAAGTCTTTAACGTCCTTGCGCTTGATGAAAGCTTCCCATGCTTTGTCACGGGCCTTGTCATGGATGGGTATGTCGTCAAGCCTCATTGCGGTGTCTCCTCTTCATCAAAGGTCATGTCGGGCGGGTGCGGCACATCGTCATGAACAAATATCCCATGCTCATCGCGCTCAATGCCTCGGCCACACACCACGCAGTAGTAAACATCTTCGTCAATCATTTCTGCACCCCAAATGCTTCACGGATCAGATCAGCAGAATGCCACGGCTCGGCCTCGTATGCAATTTCAGCGCAGCGGTCCGCAACTTGCCACTCCAGCTCTCTGAGCAGGTCTTCGGTCGTGTCGCCGTGGCCGGTGGCGTAGCCCTTGGTCATCATCCACTGGGCCACCTTATTGCGCTCGGCTGCCTGGGCCATGTGGAAGAAGCGTTCAATCTGCGCAAGCTCCTCGATTTCGGAGTCGCACAAAGCACCTTCCTTGCCGCCGTATAAATGCAGAATTACAGCACTGCGCAGACCCACCTCACGCGCCATGCGGATGATGTCTTCTTTCATTCCTGCCCCCTTGCTCGGATGGCGGCGGCGTATGTCGGCCAAGCCAACAAAGTGTTCTTGTCTTCACACAGCTTCGCACACGCCTCGCGCTCATCAGCACGAACAAGTTCGGCAAAGCGTTTGTCTCTTAGCGCAGACCACTCATCATCGTTTGGCTCCATATCTTTTGTGTGAGTGTCGGCGTATTCCGCTGCCTGACGCAGCATCTTTGCTATGTCTTCTTTCATGACTGCCCCCTTGCATTCAGCATAGAGTCAGCCATCTCGTAGGCGCACACGCTGATACTCCTACCAATCATGTCCTCGGGCCATTTGTTTGGCGGGGTTTGAATCAACGCCTGCATCGCCTTGGCGGCAAAGTAGTCGCGCAGGGACATGCCTTCTAGTTTGTGCCCGTGATGGTTAGTGGTGGGAAACGCTGGCCCACCTGTGTCCTTAGACATGATTCTTCTCCTTGAGTTTGGTTTCTATGGCAGCAATCAACTCATCGGCCAAACCTCGTTGGGCAGTTGCCTGAATGCACTGGGCTTTGTCCTCATCCGTCAGCCCAACCCACTCCCGCTTGGTCGGTAAGTCATACTGGCGGGGAACATAGACCACCTTGTCAGGGTCTGCTGGGTGGGGCTTAAGCGGCATGGTCTTTCTCCCTTGGTTTATTCGCCAACTGGCGCAAAGAAGCCATAGTGCGATGACGCTCATCTTCGGTCAGGTGTCCTCCCGTCCCGGTTCCCAAACGATCGCGCATGTCACGAAAAAACTGATCTGTTGCTTCGTGGCGGTTACTCACAATGATGAACCTGTAAATGCCGTAACTGATGCCAAGGAATACGGCCACAAAGGACAGGCTTGTAACGACAGATGCACCAAACTGTAGCCACAGGTACAGTGTAGCCAAGCTGCCTGCTTCGTGGCCCACACCTTGCAGCGCGTCAAGTATCAACTTCAGCTTTTCAATTTCCATTGTTCTTCTCCTTGATGTTGTGCGCCAGCTTCATTGCTTCGATGCTCATACTTTCACCCCAAAGATTTTGTGCAGCTCATCGTAGAGCGAGCGGGCCTGCTTGATGGGCAGCGTCGAGAGAATGTACTCGACATCGTTGGAGATGACCACAGGGGCTGGCGCTGGGGCAGCAACGGGTTGCAGCGCGGCAATGCCTTCGCTCTTGGGCTCAGGCTTCTTGGCCACAACCTTCTTGGCCGTAGGCTGCTTGGTCACGGCCTTCTTGTACATCTGCTTGATCGGCTCGTACTCTTTGGCCGTTGCGTGGTATGTGCCGTCTGCCAGCCGTGCGAGCTGGCCTGCGCGGCGAAGCTGGCTGATGAGGGCGGTCACCGAAGATTCCTTATACCCTTTGTCTGTGAGCTTGCGCTTGATATCGTTGTGGAACAGTCCTGGGTTGTCGCGCACGAAGTCGAAGGTGGCGCGGGATACGTTGTTGGTAATGGTGAAGGCTTGTGCAGTCATGGTTTGTTTCTCCTGGGGTTGCGGTTGTGATTGGGTTACGGGCTGGTCATCCTTAGCCCACTCGTTGAGTACGTTGCTCAACGCTGTTTGAAGGTCAGGCATGGCTCTCTCCTTTACGCTCTATGTGTTTGGCCAGGAGCCAGCGGTCCCCGAGCACGCGCACAGAGCGCACCCACTTAAGCTGGTTGGCACGGTTGATCTCACGCGGCATATAGGCCACGTTCCACAGCTTGCGCACGCGGCGCAGCATTCGTACATTCATTCGCTTTCTCCTTTTTGTGAATGGTGCCTGACAACCCGAAGGTTGTCAAGCGTTGGACATTATTACACTTCTGCGTAGGCAGCGTCAAACAGACTCGCAAGCACGGAGCCTGCACCGTAGGTGCGCAAGATGTTCAGGTGATCTCTGAGCACCTCGGCGTCGCGCAGCTTTCTGTTGCTGACGTAGCGCCGCGCAAGCTCGGGCTCCTCGGGGTACACGGACTCGCAGATCAGCTCGGCAAGGTAGCCAGGGTAGCCCGCCAGCGCGTCTTGGATCGCCTCCTCAACGTCGTCCTCCTCGGTCCACTCATCGAGATATTCCCCACGCACAAGAGACATGACACTGGTCGTCTGAGGGGCTGGGGTGTCGGCGTAGTAGGCATGCCATTGGTCTGCCCAGTGGCTCTCCACAGCCAGTGGGTCACGGGATGTGGGCAGCTTGTCCCATGCGATCTGCACCACGCGGTCAGCCAGAGCCATGAAGTGGTAGATGTCGAGCGACTCCCTATCGGAGTGCTCGTGGTCATAGCCTACGCTGATGTTGGTGCACTCAGGGATGATGTCGGTGAACTCGGCAGTGTCGGTGTACACCCCGGTGTTGTCGGGCAGGTACATGAGCCGGTCGTCCACGTTGAGCGCGTCAGCAAGCGCATCAGCAAACGCATCGGAGCAGCAGCGGCCATAGCCCTGGTGGGTGATGACACTGTCGATACCCCGACGGTCGAACGCGATGGCACGGTCGAACTGCTTGAGCAGGTCTGCGTGATCCTTGGCCAAGTGCTTGGCGCCGATGCCACCGCACTCCTCCCCCTGGGTAAAGATGTAGTACCCAGGCACGCTGCTGTGCAGCAGGTGCATGAGCATGGCACAGCCAGCGCCATCGTCAGCGCCCAGGGGTGCGCCCTTGGCGTACCACGTACCGTGCGCCTTGATGAACTTGTTGGGGCCATCGTCACGATGCACAGTGTCAACGTGTGCAACGAAGAGTGTGCGGTTGTGTGTGCCACGGCGTGCGTCAATGTGCACGTTGCCGACTTGATCTATTGTTATATCTAAATGCTGCGGGATGTGGTCACACAGCCAGCCTGTGAACAGAGTCGCACCTTCTCCTCCGTGAGGTCTTTTCAAAGATAGGGCGCGGCACAGGGTCTTGTAGAGCATGGATTGTTTGCGCATGGGAATTACTCCTTGTCAGTTGTTTCGGTTTCTGGCGCGTTGTCAGGGTGGTACTTGCAGCCGTCGATGAGCACGTGGTCGGTGCTGTCTGAGTAGTAGCGGTCAGAGCCCTCGCACTGCCACGCGTCGTCGCAGTGCACCCAGCCCTCGTCCACAGTCTCGACGCAGTTGTCGATGTGGTGGTACTTGTCGTCGTACTCGACGTGGATGATGTCCGAGTCGTCGATGTGGTACCACTCATCGTCATCGTCACACCGCACAGCGTTGTTAGTGTGCGCGTAGTCGCCGTTGGCCAGCTCAACGATGTCGTTGTCATCGAGGTAGTCGCTGTCGTACCAATCACCATCGGCCTCAACCGCGTCACCGTTGGGCACATAGTAATCCTCACCCCTGCGGCCTGTGACGTATGTGTAGTCGCTGTCGACACAGCTCTCGCACACAGTGTGGTCGCCGTGGTAGCCAACGCTGCGCATGTCGTCCTCGTTGCATCGCTCGCCGCAGTCCGGGCAAGTGAACCTGCCTTGCTGATCAGGTGTGCCGTCGGTGTTGCGCATCTCGTAGTCGCCGCTCTCGTCGATGGTGAGCGTGTCCCCATATAACGAAGCGTGTGTCGTGTCGCCGTCGAGGTACGGTGCAAGGAAGCCGTTGCGGATGGGTATGTATGCAAGCTGCGCCCCGTCATGCCAGTAGTTCCACCTGACATACCCCCGCTCCTTGAGCCACGCCTCTAGCCTCTCGTCGGTGTACGAGTAGCTGCTGCCCTCCTGCTTGCCGAACGATCTGACCCAGTAGTTCTCACCATCATAGGTGTTCAACAACGCACGGCCAACGATGTCGCCGTTGGGTGCGATGCGCACAGCCATGTGCCAGCCATACTGCGGGTCATACGCGGCGTAGGGATGCCGGTGCTCACCGTCGGAGCAGCGTATGAAGTCGCGTCCTTCCCAACACATGCATGAGTGCGGGCCGTTGTTGACAGCGTGCACCATCTCATCGACTGTGCGCAGCAGCTTGTACGTGTCAGTGCCGCCAGCGTAGAGGGCAACCGCATCACGGATGATGTGGTCAGGCAGGTCGAAGTGACGCGTCAAGTACTTGCCCACCGTGGTCATCACCTGCCTGTTGGCATCGCCTGCACGTTCGTCACGGGTGTATGCAAGGCGTGTCGTATCGGTCTGCGCCACATGCGGCCACTCAAGCAGCAACTGATGCCAGTCACGTGGTCGATAGTCATCGACAAGCAGGCGCTTGACCGATGGGTGCAGGCGGTACTTGTTGACCTCCCGATGGAACCAATCACGATGGCAGAGCACGATCTGCATCGCCACGAGGAATGTATTGTCATACCATTTCATTTGCTTCTCCTAGTTTCTAGTGCCGGGCATTGGCGCTGCCCGGCTATGCGCTGTGAGACATGGTGTCTCACTGTTTTCACATCATGTCCACGATCTCCGTGATGGCCTTGCGCTGCTCGGGTGTGAAGTGATGGCGCAGTTGTGTCGCTATGTCGCAGCACTGCTTGTATGTGTTGAGCGCCTTGATGCTGTCGTTGTTGTATCCGTAGTGGCTGCACCAATCGTTGAAGTTACTATCAGCGGCTTGTGCATCCAAGCACAGTGCACAAAGCACGTCTGCTTTCTTAGGCGTCACGGGTCCGTGGTTGTCGCGCCGCCCCACCCCGGTGTAGTAGCATGTGGTCCATGTGCTGCGCTCATTACTAAAGACGACGCGCCACTGATCGCATACCCAACGGTCGTCCTGCGTTGTCTCGCCCATGTACGTGATGGTGATGGGCAGTGCTTCGATGTCGAAGCTGTTTGTGTTTGCTGTCTCGTTCATTTGCTTTCTCCTTTAGTTACTGTCCAACCCATGTTCTTGATGACGTCAGCTATCGCTGCGTCTGGAAACGGGCCGTCGGTGATGATGACTCGGCGCTCGGACTTGAACACCTGCACCATCGTCCCCGAGCGCGGCACTATCCACACGCCGCCATCTCTGAGCGACTCGAACAGGTTGCGTGTCCACTCGACTGCGCGGTTCATGCCGCCTACTGTGTTGAGGTCATACATTGATAAGCTCCTGCGGTACGTCCACGGTGTCGCCTAGCTTGCTTGCCACGTAGCAGCGCATGGCTGCGATCAGTGGCGTGGGGCCATCATGCGGGATGTGTTGATTTCTGTACATGGCTTCCCACAAGGCAGGGCTTTGCGGTACAAGCTCAATCATCTCCCGCTCAATGATCGGGCCACCGTGTGACCAATCAGTCGCTGGCTCGTAGAACTTGTAGTTGTCAGTCATGACTGACCACAGGCCATAGACCTGCTCCAGCTTGACGTTCATGCCCTCGATCTTTGCCACCAGATAGTTGATCTGAGAGGGTGTGGCTTCGCTTGTCTTAATCATCATTTGCTTTCTCCTTGAAGTGTTGCTCCGCTTTGCGGTCTTGCTCGTCGTCGTACTCATCTGACGCTATGTCGGCCAGCTTGTCCTCGGCCTCGTCCCATGTGTAGCCTGCATCGAGCAGGCGTTGGCGCAGGCGCTCACTCATGGCCCCACCCCTGTCCTGGTGCGTACTTCTCGAACAGCTCGGGGAACGCATCGACTAGGCGTACCTTGTTGGTACTGTCTGCGCGGAAGTAGGCCGAGGCGATTGCCTCTGCGAACCCACCGCCGTAGCGATCCATGTTATGCGCTGCCCTGATCAGCTCGCTCTCGCTCATGTCATTTGCTTTCATTTGCTTTCTCCTTGAAGTGGGCCTTGAACCATGCGCTGTCTACCGCCTCGCGTGCTTGCTTGAGCGCCATCGGGTCGTTGTTCTTCAGGTGCTCAACGATGGGCCACGAGTTGAGCAGCACTTGCAGTGCGTCGTAAAGTTTCTTCTCAGTCTCAGTCATTTGCTTTCTCCTTTCTTGGTTGGCTCAAAGAAGCCGATGTAGAGCGTGCCTTCTACCTGCGGCTGGTAAAGCTTGATCGGGTAAGTGGCGTCGTATGGCACGGGGACATGGAACAGGTTGAACGGGTAGCCCTCCTTCTCCATGTGTGCGAGCACCTCCTTGAGTGTGCGCTCGGGTGTGGTTACGATCCACATTGCTACGCTTGCTGCGAAGAAGTGGGACTTGGTGTTGTCGTGGTTCATCTTCATTTGCTTTCTCCTTAAACGTCATAGCGGTGGCAGATGATGCCGATGTACTTGCCAACGTGTGGGTGTGGGACGACCTGCACGCTGGTGCAGAAGTAGCCGCCGGGCCGGTTTGATTCCCGGTAATGGCGCTGATGCAGCCAGTTCTGCAGGTCGTCTACGCTCGTGTCCTCGTCACAGCGCATCAGTACGTACTGATCTCTGCCTTCGATGCCGTGCTCGATGGAGCCGATGTTCTCTATGTCTACGTTCATTTGCTTTCTCCTTTCATTGCTTCTTCCACCATCTTGTGCGCCAAGTTCAGCGCCATGCCTGCGGTCACGAATGCGATCACTCGCTCCTGCCCTGTGAACCGCTCGCAGTACTCCATCAGCGCATCCATGTCCTTGGGTGTTGCGAACATATTGTTCAGTCCTATCGGGTTCTCTTTCATTTGCTTTCTCCTTGGTTGATGCCCAGCAACTGGGCGCGTATGTCATCGAGTTGAGAGAGAACTTTCTCTCTCGTGCCTTTGAACCCCATCATCTTGAGTGTCGAGTAGGCCGTTGGGCCACGGCTCTTGCTCATGCCCTTGAGTTCTAGTTTCAGCATCGAGCGCAGCGTAAGCAGCCGCGCCCCTTCGATCTGTGAGCCTGTGAGTACTGTCATTTGCTTTCTCCTTTCAGTTGATCTTTGACCCATGTGACCAGCAGGTGGGCGTCCAGTGCTGCTGCCTTGACGTCCTCGAAGTACTCGGCGTCGTACTGCATCTGGTCGTCGTCCATGTACCGCCGCAAGTCCTCGGCTATGGATAGCGTGAGGTTGTGCAGGTGACGCAGCGCGTCGTTGATGTTGTCTGGTTGTTTCATTTGTCTGTCTCCTGTGCGTTGTTAATCTGCGCGATGGTGTCCATCAGCTCGCGGTTGATCCTGGCTATGTTGTGGTGGATAACTTCTAACTGGTGCTGCGTCGTGGTAGCACCCGCCTCGTGAGCGGCCTTGCCAATGCGCATGATGGTGGCGTTGAGGTCATCGAGCGTCACCCATGCGCTGGCCACCTCGGACATGATCTGTAGTTTCTGTTTGCCTGTCATTTGCTTTCTCCTTGGGGTTGTGCACACGCTGCGATGTACAGCGACATGACTGCTTTGTTGATGTTGTTATGCGCTTTCTCCAACTCGTGCTGTGCCACAGTAGCACCGGCATCATGCGCGGCATGGCCGAGCGCCTCGATATCGTCGAGGGCTTTGTTGAGCCTGTGCATATGCGTGTACAGGACAGACCACTGGAGTGGCTCCTTGTAGTTGCTTGCTTCGTTCATCTTCATTCTCCTTTTTACAAGTGCCGCACATTGGGTATGGCTGTGCGGCTTGGCCATGTGTGGTCGAGAGAGATTTCTCTCTCAGCCCAGCAACTCTGTCCAGTGGTTGGGTACATGTGCGTTGTCTGGCAGCGCCCGGAGTGTGTCCCTGGCTGCACGCAACCGGCTGGCCTTGTCCGTATCGTCCGAGGCAGTAGCGGAGTCGAGCTCGGTGTTGATGTGCTTGAGCATGCGTGCTTTCTTGCGGTTGTGCAGGAGCGCGGGCACGGTGCGGGTGAACGGCTCTTTGAACTTGGCCTTGGCGCGCACGGGTATGGCGCTGGCCTCCACGATGAACGCGTCCTTGATGCGGTCAGGTATGTAGTCCGTCCAATGGCTGTGCTCGGGCAGTGCGTCGCGGGTGCTGCGCATAGCAGCCAGCTTGGCGTATGCCTTGTTGAGCAAGTCGTAGTAATCTTGCACGAACGAGTCGCGCTCTGGCGCTTGTGTTGCTGTCTTGTACCTGACCATCGAGCGCACGATGCGCCGCTCGTGCTGGAGCGCAGCGATCAGGTCGTCCCATGCCTGCTTGTGTGCGGCACGTTTGCGCTTGGCCACGCTCAAGGCATGGCGCTGCGCTTTGATGGCGTCGATGGTCTTGTCGATCATTACTTCGGGCATCTCCTCCTGGCGCAAGAGCCACATGATCTCGCGGTATGACTTGTTGCGGAAGCGGTTGTATGGATCGCGCATGATTCCTCCGAGTTGGTATGCAGTTGTTGACAGTTTGGCATAGATTACTACGCCCGTACCGCGATTAAGTGTGTGTAAGTTGTTGTTGTGTATGGGGATTATACGTTTGCGTCCCCTCTATCTGTATTTTTCCGGGACATCACTTGCCCGAGACTTTCAAATTAATTAGCAGAGTATGAGTTGGCAGGGTGGGCATGAGCGCTTTCTTCTTTCTTTAAAAGTTTTTATTTATATAGATAGAGGGGATAGAACCTGGACAACGCCTTATAGATCAAGGACTTACGCACACTTAAACGCGGTACTGGCGTAGTAATGAATGGACAGTGCCGCCGGCGGAGGAATCATGGTGATTCCACAAGGTGCGTTGTTTACTACGCCATGCTTGCCACTCAAGGCGGGCATGGCGGGCCTCGTCGATACGCCGCTGCTCTTGTGGGGGCAGCTTGGCGTACAGCTCATCGCGCAGCTTGCGAAGCTGCGCTAGATGGTAGTCCTTAACGGGCATTGTGGGTTGCACGCATGGCTGCGTAGGCGTTCTGCTCAATGAACCAACGCTCCAAGGCGTTGACGGAGGCAAGGGATGTCTCCTCGCCTGTGTGGGTTTCGACCACACGCCAGATGCAGAAGTCCGGGCGGTGCTCCCCAAGAGGGAGTTCTTCGTAGAGAGAGAATTCTCTCTGGCCGATTTGAACGATGCCGGTGTGCTTGGTTGTCATGGAAGTTCTCCTGTGTGACATGGGCAAGATCGCCCCGTGTGTGCAGCGCGCTGCACACACAGAGAGTCCTGATTACTGCGGGTCGATCTCGTCAGCGCCAGCTTCGACCATCAGTTGCTCGTACCAGGGCAGGTGCTCGACGGGTTGTAGGCCCGACAAGACGAGAAGCATCCCGTAGATGGCAAGGTGCATCTCACGTTTGACGTAGGCTTGGTGTTCAGACATTGGTTTCTCCTAGGGTTAACGGGGGTCGTACAAGGACAGCAGTTGCATACCCTGCCAAAACTCAACGAGAGAGCCGAGGGATTGCAGGGCGTCGAACAGAACGTCAGCGTCGAAGCGGTTCTCGCAGTGGTAGGTGCGGTCAACGCCTTGGTGGCGCAGGATGATGGTGAATTGCATGATGGAATCTCCTAGAAATGGAAAGGTGAAGGGTGCAACGTGGGTGTTGTTGCGCTGGGTGGAAAACTGTTAGACAGGAAAAGAAACAGCGGGCCAGCCTGACCCGCTGTGATCGAGAGAGAAATCTCTCTGAGTTAAGCCACAGCTTTCAGCGCAGCGATGGCAGCGGCCAAGCTGTCGAACTGTGCAAGGTAAGCCTTGGCAGCAGCGCGATGCTCGCGGCTGATGCGTGCGCTGGCCTTGGGCGCTGCCACAACGTCCGGGCGAACCACCATGTAGCGGAAGTCCGACGACGCCCGGTCGATGGCCTTGATGTGCTCGGGCTTGGCGCCTTGCCCCTTGCCCCTAGAGAGAATTCTCTCTGCCGCGTCAAAGCCCTGGCCCTCAAGATGGCCGAGCACCCACCTACGCCGTAGGTCTGCCTGCTGCTCGGGTGTGCCGCTGACGTAGGCGGCATGGAAGGGGTCTGCCCCATCGCGCAGCTTGCGGGTTGTGGCTGCGACACGGGCTGCATACTGTTGAATAGTCAACATGGAAGTTTCTCCTGTAGGTTGAAATATCGGCAGGGCTGATTCCCTATCCGATGCTTCTAGTTTATGGATGGGGACAATCTGGCCCTCTCGCTGGCTCAGGCGTGGGCGTGTGCGACCCCCACCGTACCCCCACCCCCGCTATTGGCAGCGACGACGGCGACATGACAGGAACACTGTTTTGCAACCACACTCCACATTTCTGTAACACTTACCACCTACCCCCACATAATTTTTATAAAAATTTCAGCACATCTTTGTCTAATGTTAGACAAATACAGGCAAAAAAAGACCCCGCTGGAGAACCAGCGGGGTGCAATGGGGTTTAACGCCCAAGGAGAAAGCAAATGCCTTGCGGCAACTGCCAAACGCAGTGTATAGTATGCAGCATCGGTAAGCAAGGGCTCACGCCTCAAACCCGCACATGCTTGATCACCTGTTGGATTTTGAGCCGGACATCGTCCCAAACGACGCTGCGGGCCGCGCCGTCGAAAAACACACCCCGGCGCAAATCATTGACGCACAGGTCTCAACCGCAGATTTCCTCGCATCTCTGGGCTCCCCCGACACAGACGCCGTCATATCGGCGCTGGAGCAAAAAGCCGCCCGGGTCGCGTTCAACGCAGTTGTCACCCAGGAAGACGGTGCACACCACAAGCTCGCCCAGATCGAAACCCCCGCAGCCGTGCGCCATCTCGTCGGCATGCTGACCGCATACGACTGGGAGTTTGTGAACCAAGCCAAGCAGTTGCGCGGCTACGCCGTGGCCAAGCTCCTGGAGGAATGCGAGAACCCCAACTCAAACATCCGGCTCAAGGCGCTGGGCCTGCTGGGCAAGGTCACAGAAGTTGGGCTGTTCACAGACAAAATCGAGGTCAAGAAGACCGACCTCACGGAAGAAGAAATTGACCGCAAGCTCAAAGAAAAGCTGGCGGTGTTCATGAACATCACAGACGCCACGCCGTCCGAGATTGAAGATGTGACTCCTGTTGGGGAAAACCCTAATGACGACCAACCCACCGCTGACGCCTGAGCAAGCCAAGGCGCTGCTCATGAATATGAGCAAGCTCTCCACACAGGAGAAGCTTGAGGCGTTGGAGCTGCTGGACAAAGCCGCCGATCACCAAAAGCGCAACGCCGCTCGCGGCGACATGATCGAGTTTGCCAAATCTGTGTACCCGGGGTTCAAGGTGGGGCCCCACCACAGGAAGCTGGCGCGTATCTTCAAGGACGTGATCGAGGGCAAAAAGCGCCGGGTTATCATCAACATCGCGCCACGTATGGGCAAGTCCGAGTTCAGCTCATACCTGTTCCCGGCGTTCTTTCTAGGTAATTTCCCTGAGAAGAAGATCATCATGGGCACGCACACGGCGGGCCTGTCCGAGGACTTTGGGCGCAGGGTCAGAAACTTGATTGAAGGCGATGACTATCAAGAACTTTTTTCCACCACCAAAGTGGCTGACGACCAGAAAGCTGCTGGAAAGTGGTCTACTTCTGCTGGGGGTCAGTATTACGCTGCTGGTGTGGGTGGTGCTCTTGCCGGTCGCGGCGCTGATCTTTTCGTTATTGACGATCCTCACTCGGAACAAGACGTAAAGGCCAACAGCCGGCTGGCGTTCGATACTGCGTGGTCGTGGTTCCAGACGGGCCCACTGCAGCGCCTGATGCCGGGCGGCGCCATACTGATCATCATGACGCGGTGGGGCAAGCT